CATAAACAACCGGTCGGCTTACACCGGAACAGCGGTCGGCTTCCTACCGGAATGTCGGTCGCCATCAAATCGGATTGCCGGTCGGCATCCTGCCGGAACGGTGGTCGGCTTCAGCCGGAATACCCACTATAGAACATTTCAAGAAATCCACTCATTGGGTTATTGATAGATGGTGGAACCTTGACGAAAAACGAACTATCGGTATTGAAGAATCTTTCAAATTAGTAAACAAACAAGAAATCGATGCCTTGGTTGATTCATTAAATGATTCACTCAAAGAGTACGATATCTTCGCTAAAGAAAACAAAATTACACTGGAAAACACAACGGAAATAAAACTCGGTAACACTTCTCTGTTTAATTTGTTTATAGGCAAAAGGATTGTAAAAAAAGAGTTGCCCGACTTACAGGGCGATATTCCGGCTTATAGTGCCAATGTTTTTGAGCCATTCGGGTATATTTCAAAAACAAATATTACCGATTTTGAGCGCCCCTCTATCCTATGGGCTATTGATAGTAATTTTGGTTTTAACTTGTTTCCAGCAGGAAACATTTTTGCCACTACAGATCATTGTGGAACCATACAAATATTAGACGACAATATTATTCCAGAATTTTTACTTTATGCCCTTACTATTCAAAAAATAGAAGAATCATTTGATAGATCATTCCGCGCTTCTTTGGCAAATATTCGCCGTTTTTCAATAAAAATTCCGGTTTTAGAAGACGGAACATTCGACATCGAAACTCAAAAAAAGATTGCAGACTATTTTGTTAAAGCAGAAGAAAAGAAGTCTCGGCTGAATGTTGCGAAAGAAGAACTAAATGAGGCAATGGCAAATTATATCTTGTCAAATGAATACGCCGTTTAACTTTTAATGGGTCTGTGAATGACCGGGGAGAGACGATGTGGCCGAACTGCAAGACAATATGGCGGACGAATGGCGGGACATTGGCACACTCCCTAAAATTGACCCCGACACTTGCCGGAGTAACGACCTTCTCGGTTGCTGGCCGAACGGGTCAATGATGGTTGTCCATCTGGATGTCTGCAACGGCTGGATGGATAGCGAGGGCGGGGAGGCGTGCGTGACGATGCCTACTCATTGGCAATCGTTGCCCGAACCACCACAGCAACCAGAATCGGTTTAACGACCACGATCAGCGGCTTGCCCGCTGCATCGGACGTTATAATATTGACAGTTTGACAAACTTCAAGTTATAAGCCAACAAACCCCCTAAAGCCCCTTTCTATCAACATTGAGAGGGGCTTTTTCTTTGAACCCCTTCAATACACTTCCCGCCCTTTCCCATGTTATTCCACCTGTAGCAATGCCCCAGAACCACCCCCCGACCCCCTCCTTATAAGGAAGGAGGGGGAACCACCACCACGACCCCCCTTAACCAAGAGGGGAGGTATACGGAGTATGTCATGGCCCAATTCGAACCGGCATTCAAACTCACTATGAAACATGAAGGCGGCTACGCCGACAACCCCCACGACCACGGCGGCGAAACTTATCGCGGTATCTCGCGCAACAACTGGCGCGGTTGGGACGGCTGGGCGCAGATCGACAAACTGAAAGAGCAAAAGGACTTCCCCGCCTGCCTCGACCGCAACGCCGATCTGCAGGGCAAAGTCAGGGCTTTTTACCAGCGCAACTTCTGGATGCCGGTCATGGATGAAATAGCCGACCAGGCACTGGTCAACTGGCTGTTCGACAAGGGCGTCAACATGGGTATTCAGCGGGCCTATAAATTACTCCAGCGCGCCCTCAACGTCGATGAAGACGGCATCATTGGCCCGCAAACAAAGGCCCACATCCATCAGACAGATCCGGTAGAACTGCTGGCCTCCTGCCGCAATGAAGCCAAACGGTTCTACACCAATCTGGCACTTAAAGACCCGACCCAGTCGCGCTTTCTGCATGGCTGGCTGGCGCGGGCGTAACCACCCCCCGGCCCCCTCCTTATAAGGAAGGAGGGGGAGACAAAAAGGAGACATTCATGAACTGGATTAAAGATAAAATATTCACCTGGCTCGGCGCAAAACTGGATGGCAAAAAAACCTATCTCGCCGGCATCGGCTTTATTCTGCTGGCAACGGCAGGCTGTGTGGGAAAGCTCTTCCCGGATCAAAACTTGCCGTCAATGGAGTGGGATTTGATCGGGGGTTATTTCACTGCAGGGCTGGGAGCCTTCGGGCTGGGGCACAAAGGGGACAAGATCCTGGTTGGTTCTGCCAAAGAATAGTACTGCAAAAAACCTGGTTGTATGACTTGGATCAATGGATTTTAATAAAACTGCACCCTTTGAGGGCGTATGCAATACGCCCCTACGATTATAAAGGGGGATTAAAGGGGGATTTATGTGGGAAAGAATCAAGATAATTACCAGTTCCGTGTGGCAGTTCGCCCTGCCGTTTTTACGCCAGTTGTTGACCAAAGCAGGCCCGGTGCTGATGACGTCGGCGCTGTCAGCCGTCAAGCTGGTTGCCGACAACGGCTTGGGGCAAAGCGGCGCTGAGAAGCGCGCCTTAGCGTTCCATGCCATCAGTGCCGACCTGAAGGCCCAGGGGATTAATCTGGGCGTGGAAGTGTCTACGTCTCTGGTTAACGCCGCCATTGAGCTGGCCGTACAGAAGCTGAAAGCCGAATAATGTCCGACGAGATTGATTATGTACATCACCACTGGAGGGCGCTGTGAACAATATGGAGTTTTGGAGATTCGTTTTCCAAATAGGCCAGGCGGTGGCCACCATCGGTGTAGCCATTTACGTCTGGTGGTCAAACCGTGAAAAGGTGACCTCCCAGCGGTTTGCCGCTCTGGAAAAGGAGGTCGCCGAACGGCTCAAAAAAGCCGACCTCGACGAAGCAGAAGCAGACCGGGATAGCCAGTGTCTGCACCACAAAAATAAAACCGAACGGATCGAAAAGAGCTATGCCGACCTGCATATAGAAGTGTCGCGTCTCCCGGATCGCCGCGAGATAACGAAGCTCGACGGCTCCATAAAAGAGCTGACTGAAAAACTCGGCAACCTGGACGGTCGTATATCCGGGCTTAACCGGGTGGCCGATTTGATGAATGAATTTTTGATCAACCAGGGAGGGAAACGATGAAATACGACGAATTGCTTGCATCTGATATACGCATGGCTTTGCTGCAGTTTTTAAGCGAAGGGAGTTATAGCCAGAATGAATCGATATTACAGGACCTGTTACGGCGTACCGGGCGCATGGCATCGGCTGATAAGGTGCGGACGGAATTGTCCTGGCTGCGCGAACAGGGGTTGATCCTGACCGAAGATGTCTATAATACGTGGGTCGCCTCCATTACCCAGCGCGGCCTTGATGTTGCCACCGGTGTTGCCTCGGCGCCGGGTGTCAAACGGCCGGGGCCGGTGAAATAATATGCCCAAACCATCCACCATCGAAATATTACCTCCCGATGTTAAAGCACAGCTGCAGGCGTGGCTGCAAGATCCCCGCATCACCCAGTTGGAAGCAACCGAGCGTGCCAACAGCCTGTTAGCGCTGGCAGGCCATCCGGAGCGGGTCACTAAAAGTGCCGTCAATCGCTATGCCGTGCGCATGGATGAAGCAATTGTCAAGGTTAAGCAGGCAAACGAAATGGCGGAAATGTGGGTGGCGCGTTTTGGCGCGGCGCCGCAAGGGAAAATAGGCGCGGTGGTTATGAATCTGCTGACGACACTGACGTACGATATCACTATGAAACTGAGTGATTCGGACCTGTCTGACCCCGATGAGTTCGCCGCGACAATTGACCAGGTGCAAAAAATGGCACTGGCAATTCAGCGCCTGGAGCAATCAGCGGCGATCAGTACCAAGCGTGAAGGGGATATCAGGAAGCAGGCGCTTGATGACGTCGCCCGCAAGGTGGATCAAGTTGCCGGCGGCGGCAAAATGATCACCGCCGATGACTTCCGGCAGATCATCAAGGACAGCTACGGTGTCTGACGTCCTCTTCCATCCATACCAGCAGCGCTGGATTGCCAACGAGAGCCGCTTCAAGGTCGGCATGTTTGCCCGTCAGACCGGCAAAACCTTCGGCACGACCTTCGAGCTGGCCAAGGATTGCCAGCTGGCCGATCTGGAAGGGACGCGCGCCCGCTGGGTGATCCTTTCCCGAGGCGAGCGCCAGGCCAAGGAAGCGATGGAGGAAGGGGTCAAACGTCACTGCCAGGCGATGGGCGCAGTCATCAAAAGTACGGAAGGAGAATGGCGTGGTGAAGCATCTTATAAAGCTTTGGAAGTTGTGTTCCCCAACGGTTCCCGTATCACCGCCCTGCCTGCCAACCCCGATACCGCCCGAGGCTTCAGCGCCAATGTTTTCCTGGACGAGTTTGCTTTCCATGCCGACAGCCGCAAGATCTGGACGGCGCTGTTTCCGGTCATTTCTGCGGGCTGGAAGCTACGGGTCGTGTCTACGCCGAACGGCAAGAGCAACAAGTTTTATGATCTGATGACCGGCGGTAACCCCCCTCAATCCCCCCTTAATGAAGGGGGGAGGCCTGACCCTTGGTATCGCCAGACAACTGATATTTACCAGGCGGTCGCCGATGGCCTGCCGCGAGATATTGACGAGCTGCGCACGGCGCTGGGTGATGAAGATGCCTGGAGTCAAGAGTACGAGTTGAAGTGGCTGGATGAGGCGTCCGCGTGGTTGTCATACGAGCTGATAAACGCCTGCGAGAGCGATCATGCCGGGCTGGAAGATCTCTACAGCGGCGGCCCCTGCTTTGTCGGCGTCGATATCGCGGCGCGTAATGACCTGTTTGTTATCTATGTGCTGGAGGCGGTTGGTGATGTGCTCTGGACACGGGATATCATCGTGAGACGACGGGTGACTTTTCAGGAACAAGATGCGCTGCTGGCTGAAGTGTTCAAACGCTACCGGGTTATCCGCTGCTGCATGGACCAGACCGGCATGGGTGAAAAGCCGGTTGAAGATGCCATAAGGAAGCACGGTAGCAGCCGCGTCGAAGGGGTCCTTTTTACCGGCCCCAATAAACTGACCATGGCGACGCTCGGCAAGGAAGCGTTTGAAGACCGCACAATCAGAATTCCCCTGGGTGATAATGCGCTGCGAGCTGACCTGCATAAATTGCAGAAGATCACCGGCCCGACAGGAATACCGCGCTTTGTGGCGGAATCGGACAGCAGCGGCCATGCCGACCGCACCTGGGCCTGTTTTCTGGCACTGAATGCGGCCAGCAATAATGGCCCGGTTGATTACGCCTATCATGGTGTCAAAAAATCCGATTATGATGACGCATCACACCAGATCAGAACCAACCACGGCCTTGGCCGCAATAAAGGAGCCTGGTAATGTAGGGGCACGGCGCAAACAAGGGCGGGCCAAGGCCACGCCCCTACGGAGGCAAACAAGGGCGGGCCAAGGCCACGCCCCTACGAGGTTATACATGCCAAACAACATCACCCTTTACGATGCATATGGACACCCGGTGCAAAAGAATATCCTGACACAGGAAATAGCCCGGCCATCCCTGACCGGCGTGCGCTCCATCTGGAACCACGGCTCTGTGACCTCCGGGCTCACCCCGCAGCGCCTGGCCACCCTGCTGCTGAATGCCGTCGACGGTGATGCCGATGGGTATCTGACGCTGGCGGAGGAGATGGAGGAAAAGGATCTCCACTACGCCAGCGTGCTCGGCACACGGAAGCGCGCTGTGTCCCGGCTGCCGATTGTCATTGAAGCGGCCGGCGATGAACCAAACGATATCAAGCTGGCCGACGAAGTCCGCGCCCTGTTCAAACGTCGCGGCACCAAGGGGATGATCGAAGAACAGATGGACGCCCTGGGCAAGGGGTATAGCGTCAATGAAATTATATGGGACAAGTCCGCCTCCCCGTGGATACCCGCCCGCTATGAATGGCGCGATCCCCGTTTTTTCCAGTTCGACCGCGAGACCATGCGCGAACTGCGCCTGAAGGATGAAGCCGACCTGATGAACGGCCTTTCCCTGCCTGCCTACAAGTTTATGGTGCATACACCGCGCCTGAAATGCGGTATCCCGCTGCGTGGGGGCCTCGCCCGGCTGGCCGCCTGGACCTATATCTTCAAGAATTTTGCCGTCAAGGACTGGATGGCGTTCTGCGAAGTGTTCGGTATGCCGCTGCGCCTGGGCAAGTATCGTCCCGGCGAGACCGAGGATAATATCAATATCCTTAAAGGCGCCGTTGCCAACCTTGGCAGTGACGCCGCCGCCGTGATCCCCGAAGGGATGATGATAGAGTTTATCGAGAACACCAAAAGCGGTGGAGGAGAAGGGCTGTTCGAGCGGTTGGCCAACTGGCTTGACAAGCAGATGAGTAAGGCTATCCTCGGCCAGACCATGACCGCTGACGATGGTTCCAGTCAGGCGCAGGCAAAGGTGCATGACGAAGTGCGCGAGGATATCCGCGATGCCGATGCCGAACAGCTGGCAGAAACGCTGGAGCGCGACCTTGTCATTCCGTATATCTGCCTTAACCACGGCCCGCAAAAGGCGTACCCGGCAGTGTACCTGCGCGAGCCTGATCAGACGGACATTCCGATCATGGCTGAGGCGCTGGCCAAGCTGGTACCGCTGGGGCTGAAGGTGGAGATGTCGGAAGTACGCGACATGCTCGGCTTTAGTGATCCGGGTAAGGATGCGGAGTGTTTGACCACCCCCCAACCCCCTCCTTATAAGGAAGGAGGGGGAGCTAAAAGCCCCCTCCTTCCTTTTAAGGAGGGGGTTGGTGGTGGTGGGGTTGCCACCAATAGTGAACTGACTATCCCTCAATTTACTCCGGATCAGCAGGCTCTTGAAGATCTGGCGGAGCGGGCAATTGAAGCTGCGGTTGTCACGCTGCAACAGCATGAGCAATTAATTGTTGAAGCGGTGCAGGCTGCCAGCTCATATGAAGATGCCATCCAGCGCGTGATGGAGTTATATCCGGCCATGAATATGGACCGCCTGGCGGCGCTTTTGGAGAGCTGTATGATCGGGGCGCAGGGTTTCGGGCGCTATGCCTTAACCACCCCCCAGCCCCCTCCTTATAAGGAAGGAGGGGGTGGTAATGATTGACCTCTCCTTTAAGCTGGCTCCTGAGGAGGCGCTTGATTTCTGGCGGGATAAGATTCAGCTTTCTCCTGGTGTGTTCTCCGAGCTATCCCGCGAGGCCAAAATAAAAGCCTTCGCCGTGTCCGGCATTGCCAAGGGGGACGAGTTAAATACGGTTTTTACCGCCCTTGAAAAGTCGTTAAAGGATGGCGTGCCTTTCGCCGAGTTTAAGAAAGAGTGCGCGGGGATCTTTGAAAAGCGGGGGTGGACCGGCCATCGGGCATGGCGGGTTGATAATATCTTCCGCACCAACATTCAGACCGCCTACAACACCGGCCGTTACCAGCAGATGCGGGAGACAAAGGAGAGTCGGCCATACTGGCGCTATAGCGCGGTCAACGATACCCGTACCCGTCCGGCCCACCGCGCCATGCACGGCAAGATTTTTCCGGCTGACGATCCGTTTTGGGATACCTGGTATCCGCCTAACGGTTTCCGCTGCCGCTGTTCGGTTAATTCGGTTTCTCAGGATAATCTTGAGGCGAACGGCTGGAAGGTGGAAACGAAAGATCCGACCGGCGGGTTGTATGAGCCGACGGACCCGGTTACCGGCGGCAAACTGCCGGGGCGGTTGTTGATGCCTGATTACGGGTGGGACTTCAACCCGGCCAAGAGTGCGCTGGGGGGGCTTGAAAAAAAAACCGCCGGTAAATGGCTGGACATGCCTGGCCTTAAAGGTCCGGCTGACTATCACCGTCGCATTTTGCAAAACGTGCGCCCGGCAGAGCTTTCCAACCTGGAGGCCGGGGCGCTACTGCCGCCTGGCCGCGATGATTTGTTTTATCGGGATATGTTTTTAAAAAACTATGGTGAGCAGACGCTTTTGACAGACCCCACAGGGGAACCGGTGCTGCTTTCGCTCAGGCTTTATACGGACAAAGGTCCAGGCGATAAAGAATGGAAGTTTGCCAAAGCCGGTCATGCCGAGCTCGTCCCCCTGATCAGGGAGATGATCACCGACCCATACGAAATTTGGTTGACCCCTCAGGCCAGCACAATTGATGGTTCCGTGCGTTTGAGCAAACGCTATGTCACAGCATGGAAAACAGAGGATAAAGCCCGTGTCGGCGGTTTAGCTGTTTTCGAGGTGGTTGGTGGGAGTTTCCAGGGGGTGACGGCATTTATGCCTTTGGAAAAGCCAAAGGGGGACATGGATATGGATTATCTGGAGAGGCAAAGAAAAGGTATTTTACTGTACAAAAAAAGGTAAAATCAGGCTGGCCACAACCTGATCCAACAACGCCCGCTAGGCAGGGTGGCCCCCTTGACGCTGTTGTCCTTAAATCAAACTAAAGCATACACCAGCTGCATAGAGGTGTCAAATGATTGGAATACACGCACGGTCAGTTGGCCGTTCTTTTTCACCGCCGGTAGCGCCGGTTGATCTTGGCCTCAAGCAGCTCCATCTCGTGTTGTATTGCCAGTACCGTGTCGGGGATGTCAATTTTACCGTAATAGCCGGGCAACACCGACCGGTTAAGCTCGATAAATTTGCGTTCCGCCAGTTCGATAAACCGTTTGACGTCCTTGTCCCTGGTGAGAGGTTTTCTGATGTTGTCGATCTGCAAACCCCGGTATTTTCGTTTGCCGTCAGGCAGGAAAAGTATTTTATCAAGGGCGAAGCCTTGCGGGGTCAAGTCCAACAGCTCACCATCGGGACTTTCCCAGACGCAGTGAAACTCTGCCTCGATCATGACCTTGGAAAACTCCCAGATTGCCCAGCCGTTGCGTTGTGTTCCTCCGTACATGCCGACATACTCTGGCACGATGCTGAGGCATTCTTTGACTGGTTTGCCCGGAAGTGGCCGCAGCGGAACCCAGACGGGTTCATTCCGGCAGATACTGCGGCAGAAGGTTAAGACGTAAGGAAGTATGAGTTTGGGATGCATCAGGGCAATTTACCGTAAGGCAACGCAATGATCGATATAAAAATAGATGATCGTGAAATAAAAACCGCGCTTGCCCGGATGGGTCGGACCTTAACCAATATGCAGCCGGTGTTCCGCGATATCGGCGAGGAGCTGCTGCTTTCCGTCAAACGGAACTTCGAGGCTGAGGGGCGGCCGTCCCCCTGGAAAAAGTCGCGCCGGGCAGAGGATGAGAGCGGTCAGACGTTGTCCGACAAGGGGACGCTGCGCAATTCGTTTACGTATCAGGCCGACGCTACCCGCATGGTGCTGGGTACCGCCGTCAAGTACGCTGCCGCGCATCACTTCGGCCTGAATAAAGCGGTCAGCGTTCCGGGGCATCGCCGCCTGGTCAAAAAAGCCTGGGGCAGAACGCTCAAGTTCCCGGTGTGGGCACAGGTAAAGGAACGTACTTTCAATCCAAAGATAGCTGCGCGGCCGTTCCTGATGATTCAGGAGGGGGACAAGGCGGCTATTTTGAGGATCCTGCGGCGGCACCTTGAAAGCTAACCACCCCACCACCCCCCAACTCCACCACCCCCCAACCCCACCACCCCCCAACCCCCTCCTTGAAAGGAAGGAGGGGGAGCGAAAGGCACAAGGGCG